CGCTAATATTGATGCGAATACTCAGCAACAATACCAAGCCCTGTCTTCTAGTTTTGATGAAAACGGTCAGCTAATTCAAAATTCGATTACGGAAAACGGTGACACTATTAGCCGCCAGATGGACGATCAGGGCAATATCATTGCGACCCGTTTTGATCAGTCAGGCAATCAAGTTGATCAGGTCAATATGAACGTCAACGAAATGCTGACACAGGCTGAGAATTATCAGCGTGATCTAACAGGACAGATACAGGGCGTAGGTGACGGTCTTATGTCTGGTCAGGCTGATTTGACTCAGCAAGTCGGGCAAAACCAAACTACCACCAACAACGCTGTCACTGACGTTCAACAAGCTATGGCAGGTGGCTTCGATAAGTTAGATGGTGGTCAGGTAGCACAGGCCCGTGATCTAGCTAAGATTGCTGCGGCTCAGACTGATCTGGATATGAACATGCGACAAGACTTTAACCAGCTTGGTGCAGCTTTCTCCGACAACGGGCAATTGATTAAAAACAGCATTGATGAGCAGGGTAATACAATCTCCCGTGCTATGGATAATCAAGGTAATCTACTGCTTCGTTCTTTCGACGTAACAGGTAAGCAGATTGGCAATAAAGTAATAAACATCAATAAATCCCTAAACGATTTGAGCAACATACAGAATATGCAAGGCGGTAACGCATCTATGGGTAATCTTAGCCCACCAATGTCTTCGGCTGTTCCTAGTTCTGGCTTTGCTTCACCGTTTGCTACGACAGGCAATACGAATACGGCGCTAGGCAGAGACAATAAATCTGACCTGTCAATGATTCAATCACAGTTTGCACCAAACCCTAATGCGTAAAATTAAGGAATTTAATTAATGCATCCAACAACAGTATCTCAAGATTGCGTAGAACTTGTTAAAAAGTTTGAAGGTCTGCACAAAGTAAAAGACGATGGAATGGTACACGCATATCGCTGCGTGGCAGGACGTTGGACTTGCGGATTTGGCGCAACCCGTGGCGTAAGATCTGGCGTTAAATGGACAAAAGAGTATTGCGAACAACGTCTTATCGAAGATCTAGATGAACATGGTAAGATAGTTAAGAAATACGTTAACGTACCTTTAACGCAATCGCAGTACGATGCCCTGACTTCATTTGTATTTAACTTAGGTGGTGGGGCGTTCAGGTCATCAACTTTGCTGAAGCGCCTGAACAGCGGAAATTACGACGATTGTCCTGAACAGATCATGCGCTGGAATAAAGCCCGTGTGGATGGCAAACTAACACCTCTTCGTGGGCTAACTCGCAGACGTTCCGCAGAGGCTGCTATATTTGCCCGTGATGCACAGTTGCCTTCTGATGAAGGCGGCCCAGCAATGCCCCAGAAGCCTACCGCAGAGGCCCCTAAATCGCTTGCTAAGAGTAAGACAATGGCAGGTGCAGGGATTGCTGGGGCAGCTACTGCAATGAATGAGGTAGCAGGGCAGATCCAAGGGTTGGTTGCCTATGCTCCCATGCTTAAAACCATCTTTTTAATCTGTGCAATCGGCGGCATTGGTTTGGCTGCATATGCACGATTTAAAGATAATAAAGAGGGCATCCATTGATGTTCATATTTGGCAAGATAAAAACCTATATCATTGCCACTTTGGCTTTAGCTTTGCCCATTATTTATGTGATGGGTCAGGTTAAGGGTCGGGCCAAAGAAAAGAATAAAGTCCTGCAAGACGATCTTCAGGCGCAAAAGAAAACGACTGATTTTTATAAGAAAATGGCAGAACATGAAGCTGACAGTCTTACTGACCGCAAGTCTCTTACTGAGCGGCTGCGGGGGAACGGTTTATAGAACCAATCTGGAAGTCTACTGCCCGCCTATAGAGCAGTATTCTTCAGAGTTTAATCAAGAATTAGCGGATGAGTTGGATGCCCTAGACGGGGATCAGACAACTATACCGATGGCAATCGCTGATTACGCAAAGCTGCGTGACCGAATCCGTGCATGTGAAAAAGAGAAGGATAATATCTAATGGGCTTTTGGTCAGACACATTCGGCGGCGGCAATAGCTTTACGGAAAGCGTAGCCAATACATTTACTCCTAATGATGGTGCATCCTATGTAGGCGGTACATTAGTGTATGACGATGACGATAATAACCCATCAAATAATGTTGTTGTACCATCCTCTGATATAGGCGAAGGCGGCACATATTCAGGATCTGCAAATAGTACTAATACAAATAACTCTGATTACAGCCCTGCGTCTAATACACCTAATGCTGAACCTGAAAAAGTAACAGGTGCTGCACCGTCAGGTATTAATAAGGTTCTAGGCTTCGCTTCTCCTGTAGGTGTTATTGGGGCTATAGCGGGGTGGGCTAATGGCCTTGACCCAGAAACCCAAGAAAAAGGCGTGTACGGCGGTAAGCAGGTATATGAAAATAAAGAAACAGGTATGCAGTATTCCTACAACTTTCTAGGGCTTCCTTACCAAGTAGAAGTAAACGAAGCAGGTCAGGTACAAGACTTCTTACGAAAAGATGCCTCTGGTAAATATCCTGGCGACGAAGGATATGATCAATCAACATCTGGTTATGAGAAAATGGCCCAAGACGCCCGTGATAACGGTGATGACGATCAAGCTGCGGCTATCCTACAAGAAGCAGAAGATAATGCTACTGAGGATGATGGAAGTAATGATACCACTAAGGGCGCAGAAACCATTATCAAGATGGCTGAAGAAGCTGGTATGGCTACAAGCAATGAACAGATACAGGCTATCCTAGATGATCCTGCGGGATGGCTAAAGGCCAACGGTGCAAGTCTTGTAGACAATCTGCCTAACCTTGACCCTGAGACTGCGGGAACCCTCCTAGACCCTACTAACCCCAACTACCTTTTAGGTGATAGTCCTACTGTTGCAGTAGCAACTACAGGTGATGCAGCTACGGTAGATGGTGTAGTTAATCCTGGCGCAGAAACGTATGATGCCAGTACAAGCGCAGATCAGCTAGGAACCGATGCGACAACGGTCGATGCAGCCACAGGTGAAATTCGTGATGAGAACCTAGTAGACGCTGCTCAGATTGATATGACAGGCGCTGCTACAGGCGTTAATGAAGACGGTACAGTTAGCGTAACAGGCGAAGCCCTCAACGACTTTGCTACACAAAACATCAGCAATATCATCGACACCTCTACAGTAGCGGGTAAGCTGTTAGCCCAGAAGCTGGGTGAAGGTAATTACACCGATAGTAAGGCTACTATTCTAGGGCAGATGGAAATTATCTCTGCCGAATTTAAAGATAGTAATGGCAACCCTGTAATACCGCCTTGGGCACAATCACTTTCCCGTGACGTTGCAAAGACAATGGCTTTCTCTGGTATCTCTGGAACCGCTATGACCGCAGCCATGAGTAATGCCATCATGGAAGCAACCCTTGGTATTGCAGAAAAAGAAGCATCGTTTTTCCAAACCCTTACAACTAAGAACCTAGATAACCGCCAAGAAGCTATCATTAATAAAGCCGCTGTACTGGCTAAGTTTGAAGTGGCAAATCTAGATGCACGTCAGGCCGCTGCGGTACAGAATGCTAAAGCCTTCTTGGAAATGGATTTGGCTAACCTGACTAATGAGCAACAGGCTGAAGTTGTGAATACACAGGCAATGGTTGATGCCATCTTTAACGATCAGTCTGCTATTAACGCAGCCCGTTTGTTTGGTGCAGAGCAAGCCAACGATATGCAGAAATATTATGACAATATGAATGCACAGATATCTTTGCAGAACTCTGAACAAATCAATCAGATGAAGCGATTTAATACTGGCGAAATTAACGACAACCGTGAGTTTAATTCTAAGCTAGAGCAGTCTCGCCAAGAGTTTTATGCAGATATGCAATACAACTTGGATCTTGCTAATGCCAAATGGAGACAAACAGTAGCCACTACAAATACAGAAATGGAATTTGAGGCGGCAACTCTAGATGTTAAAAATGCGTTTGATCTGTCTACAGAATCAATGACCCGACTGTGGGATCGTGTGGACAATCTTTTGGATTATATCTTCAAGGGATGGAATGCAGAAGCTGATCGTGACGCCACTATATTAGGCGCAGAGATTAGAGCGCAAGCAGGACAAAGCAGCGGCGGTAATGGCATTATGGATGGCCTCATAACGCTAGGTGCTGCGTGGATCAGTTCTGGTCGAGGGTGGCCCTCTGATGAACGACTAAAGACAGACATTCAGTACCTGAATACTGAAAAAGGCATAAAGATTTATAGCTGGAAATGGAACAAAGAAGCCAAGCGTATAGGGGCAGATAAGTTTCCTGCTTACGGGGTTATAGCCCAACAAGTTCAGAAAAAATATCCAAATGCTGTTTCTGTAGGTTCTCATGGCTATCTCACAGTTAACTACGGAGAAATCCAATGAAGTTTGAAGACGCAGTGAAGAAGTCGATTAAGGCTTTTATGAACGGTAAAATACCCGCCGCTACCAATGAATTAAGCGAAGAGGGAATATTTCATACCCCTGCATACTTCGATGAACTTGAAGAAGAGATGTTGTCAGAAGACAATGATGAGGAGATCGTAGATGAAGATGTTTGATTTCCCGATTGCTGGTGCAAACTACGCTGCAGACACCCGTAATTATCCTTGGCATAGGCCACCTGATATCGTCAGTTACGATGAGGGTGTTGATTATTTAATTAGAAAAATGAATGAGCCAGAAGAATTAGAACTGGTTTATGCTCTTTTAAAAATTGATACGCACGTTGCTACGGTAGTAAGCGCAATACTCATGCAGGGTATTTCCCGTGGTAAGTTTTCTATCGACTTAGCTATTTTAATGGCAGGCCCACTAGCCCGTTACATTGGTATTATAGCTGACGAACAGGACATCAAATATGACATGGGCCTCAACGATGAGAACCGTGTGGTAATTACCCCTACTTCCCTAAAACTGGCGCTTGGTATCTTTGATGATGACGAAGAAGACGATCCTGATGAAATTGTTGAAGAGTCAGTGACCAATTCAGAGGGTGGCTTAATGGCTACACCAACAGATGTAGAAACAGCCAGTGAAGAAGAACAGGCTGCAATGCTAGGTTTATCAAATGAAGAAGAGGAGCCTGTAGATGGGTTGGCGTGATACACAAGCGGCGGTTTCTTCTGGTAAAAAGAACTATTACAAAAACGAAGATTCATTTGGTTTAGCCTTCTCAAAGGGCGCAGACATCATTGCTAAAAGCTGGATGCAGCAAGCGGCTGATGAAAAGGAAGAAGCAAAGATTAAAGCTAAAGAGGAAAGAGCGGCACGAAGGGCTGCGGCTGAACGGCAACGTAAAGCAGAAGACAAGGCACAGAAGAATAAAAAGAATGCCCTGATCTTATCTGAAACTTTTTCTGGTACAAACAATAACCCGCAGGCGGTAAATTATTTCCAACAGCAACTTACCCTTATGGATGGGGATGTTGGTGCAGTTATGACTGCTACTCAGAATATGGTGGAAAGCGGAAGGCTGGAATTTACAACTGAAACTGAGAGCCGTGAATTACAGGGGCCGCTGCTACAGCGTAGTGATGTAGATTTGGATGTTGCTTCTAAAAGTACATTAAATGCTTATTATGATGCTGATAGTAGAGATGATAATGAGGCGGCAGACCAAATTGCAAACTCTGTAGATGATTTAGCTAAATCAGGCGAAGGTAGTATGCAAAAGGGCATGGAAAAGCAGATGGATGCTATTCTTGGCCCTGAAGGTGAAAATGATGCATCCCTTGAACCTGTGGAAATAGAAAAGCGTGGAATTAAAATCACTCCATTCGGGGAAACCCCTGCTAAACTCGATTACACAAGATTAAAAACATTAGAAGACATTGAGTTATATAAAGATGAACTCAAGGGCGACAATGTTACCTTAGATGCGGATCTCTTAAAAATAATGGAAGACAGAGAAGCACTGCTTAAAGGAAGAAGTTTAAAATCTACAATTAATTCTCTTGCTGGTGATTTAGAAGCTGCAAAAAACCAGCTTCAGACCTTAGAGTTATTAAAGGAAACGAATACAGACGAATTTGTTGCTATTAAAGCACTTGTGGATGCTGAAGAGAAAAACCTTAAACCGTGGGAAACTATAGTAGAGCCTGACTCTTTTGTAGGATTGGATAAAGCTGCTTTGGAACAGAAGCGGCGGGTTGCTAAATCTTTGGGCGCTAAAGATGATGACCTAAAGATTATTGATGCAGAAATAGCGGCACAAAAGGAAATCAAGGAACCAATCGAATGGAGTACAATTACTAAAGATAACTTTGAAGGCAACGCCAAAGAACTTGAAGATGCTGGTGATGCCGATGGTGCTAAGAGAGTAAGAGAATACGGCAAGGCAATATCTGCAGATAAGCCTCTAAGTATAGTCGATTTAGATAAACTAAGTGATGATGTTCTTGAAATTCTATCGTCTACCGTTACAGATTCTAATTATAAGGCAGACATTGATAGGGTAAGAGTACAGAAAAGCGCATCCGCTGCAGCACAAGAAATAAATGATTTTAATATTGCAGACTATGACGATGTAGATACCGCTACTATTACTTCTATAATAAATACGGAAGGCACTGCACCTCAAAATATTGTAAAGTTACAAGAACTTCTTAATAACAGGAATGCTCAAGCACCTAAGATTTTACCAGGAAGCGAAACTTTCCTAATTAAGTATAAATCTGAAACGGGAGAAATTGAAAGTACTACTGCTAAACTCAATGAAAATAATCAGTATGTTGATCTTAATGATCCTACTAAAACCCGTGTTCCTGTTGAGGGAGAACAGGTTATAAACTTGGATCTACAAGATGATATATACGATGGTGTAATTAAGATTAACCAATCTACTATCCAGCCTCTTAAAAAGCAGCGTATAGGTATGGCTACTACGCTGGAATCAGCAAAGAAACTTGATGATTTGGTTAACCCTGAAATGGGGGGTAATCCTGCTATCTTAACTACAGTTGGTGGTAAAGTACTTCCATTTATAAAAAGAGTAGGCGTAGAAGTTGGAACTATCATAGATACGTTTAACGAAACTAGATCGTTATCAGATATTGAGACAAGTATTGATAGCGCAGTAACTCAATATCTAAATAGTATCCCCGGATTAGACGAAACCACAAGAAAAGCTGCCTTGTTTCAAGCGGAGAAGATTAAACTGGCGTTCACCTTTGCAGCAAGTTCTCTAGGACAATCAGGGCAAGGACTATCTAACAAAGACTTTGAAAAAGCACTTGCCATATTGGATCAAGGTAACACCTATACAACCTTTAGTGCTAACCTGAAAAGTCAAGCAGAAGCAGTCGTTAAAAAGACCCAGAGGTTGATAAATGACTTCAACGAAGATGATGCTGTTATTATGTTACAGCGGCGTGATCAAAACCTATTTAAAGGTTACGGAAAATCAACAGGTCTTTATGCAAATGATAATGGGTTGGCAGACGCATTCTCATGGTTATCAGGAAAACCTACTTTAGAAAATTTCTTATCCCGTGCTAGGGAAGAAAATCCTGGTGTAAGCGATAAGGATTTAACAGATTTCTGGTCTAAAACTTACGGGGTATTAAAGTAATGGTAGATATTGTAGACCCATTTGCTACTGAAGAAGACGAAACAAATACAAGTAGTGTTATACCTATAGAAACAGACAACACAGAGCCTGTTCCTGTAGAGGCAAGTAGTGAAACTAGCATCGTTGATCCTTTTGCTTCTGATGATTTAGAAAATACACAAGAGGGCGAAGAAGATGAGCCTACTTTAAAAGAAATAGCTGAAGAAGAACCTGATGCTATTAGCACACAGATGTACTCAGGCCTTACTTATAGTGAGGCTAGAGAAAAATACGATACTCTCATGGAAAGCCCTGATGTTATAAAGCCTTTATTTGGTTTGGGTTACGCAGTATACGAAGACCCCGAAACAGGTAGGCGTGAATATATACCCCGACCAGATATGAAGATGTTTGGTAAAAATGGTATGTTGGACAATACTTATGATGTTATTGCGGGGCTACTAACTGGTGATTTGGACAGGGCATCGACGGCTTTTGATGACACTGAAGCCAAGGTAGATGAATTTAGTAAAATTGCTTTGGGTCTTAGTGAAAGTGCTGGGGCTATACTTGAAGCGGGCGCTGCAGGAGCAGAAGTATTAGGGGCAGAGGGCGCAGTAGATGCCATAAGCCCGTTAATCGTTAATGTCGATACTGGCGACAGCTTTGGGGATGCTATCCTAACAGATGCTGTTCCTGCGGTAATAACTTCTTTTGGGGGCGGTGCTGCCGCACAGGTAGTTACAAAGGCTCTACCTAAAGTAATTAGAGGTTTTGCAGTTCTTGCCGCCGCCGAAACAGGCGCTGCAGCTACAACCAGTACAGATGAAGGAACCTTATTCCTTGGTGGAGAAAAGGCTGCTCTTATCCCAATAGCGCAGGGCCTTGATCTTGGCGACAGCAAGGCAGAAGACATAATTGAGCAGCGTGTAAATGTGCTTGTTGAAGGTATGTTTTTAAACAGTGCGCTTTCAGGGGTTGTAATGACAACCGCACAAGCCGCTAAACTGGCATCTAAATTCACTATCCTTCCATTACTAGACGCAGGAAGAGAACAAACTATTACCCGTAGGATCTATGATGAATTAACCGAAAGCCTTATAAAGATTGATTTTTCTACTACACCTCAAGAAATAGCAGAAGCAAAAAGAGAACTTGCCCGAATTGTTGAAGAAAATAAAACTGTTCTTCTTCCTGAGATACAAAATCTTGCTGCTAAAGAAGTACCAGTAGATACTCTTTCTGCTCTTTTGAGGGGCACTGCAGAACCAGAAGATATAGCAAGAATTTCAGGGGTTCGTGCAGGTAATATACAAAAAGCATCTAATAACCCGCAGTTAATTGCTGCTTCTGAAGGGCCTGCTAGAGAACTACAAAAACAAGTGGATGACCGCCTTGCGGAAATATCCTCAGAGGTTCCTACAGAACAAGTTGATACTATTGCGGCTGCCGCAGATGAATTGGCAACAGATGCCCGTGCTTCCGTAGCATCCGCTGATATTAACGCCGTAGATGCACAAACTAATTTTGACGCTGCAGCAAAACAGGTAGTCGAAGGTATCCAGAATGCAGATCTGGAACTTAGTGGTCAGATTAGTCGTTTAGAGCAGGTAACTGGAACGGACATTGTTACAGATAAATCTGCTTCCTTTGATCAAATCAGAAACGGTTTGATGCAAGCCAAAGAAACAATGAGCAAAACAAAAGACGATCTGTATAATGCAATACCAGACGGTACGCCTTTTGATTATAGTAGCTTTGCCGCACAGGTAGAAGAGGCCGTAAAACAAATAAACCTTTTGGATACAAGCGGTACAAGAACCAAGAGTGTTGATCTTATCAATACAATTAGGTCTGTTTTAAAACCAAAAGAAGCCGTAGAAGATGCGCCCTTTGTACCATTTGGGGTACAGGGAACAACTACAACTACTACAGAAGCAGGAGACTTTGCTGAAGAGTTACTCAACGGTGGCGTTGATTTTAAAACCTTATACAACAAGGTTCGCCCAGAACTTTCTAACCTAATTGATCAGGCCTATAAGCGTGGCGATGATATGGTAGCCAAACGCCTTATAGATGTTAAACGTGCTATTGATGATCAGGTACAGTGGGTTGCGGAAAATGCAGACGAAGAGGCGGCAGATGCTGCCACGAAAGCATATACATATTATTCCGATCAATACGCCCCTGTTTGGCGAGATGGTGGAGTAGTAGCTGATTTTGGCGATCTCTATGAGCCAGTTATGACAAGGGGAACTCAGAAAGCTGGTTTTAAAGAGCGTAGCCGTGAACTGGTAACCTCTGTTCTTGAGGGTAATAATGCTGATGCTGTATTAAATATGAAAACAGCACTTGAGCAAGTAGAAGACCCAAAGGCAATTGCTGATTACATGATTACGGATGTAATTAATGGGTTTGCTTCAAAGGTAAGGTCAGAAGGATCTATGACGCCTGAAGCACTAAAAGGAATGTCGGATCGACTACAACAATACGCTGATTCACTTAACCAAGCCTTTCCTGAACGGGCTAAACAAATTAATTCTTTAGTTGCTTCAATTGAATCTGCAGCGGGAAATAAAAAATTACTAGAAGCTGCCCTTACTTCTGCAGAGGAAGTCGCATCACAGACACGAAAAGAAGTTAAAAAAACAGAATTGGGTAAGTTTTTAAGTAATGTATACGGAAGGGAAATGGCTACAAACCTAAACCCAGAAGATGCTTTTGTTAAAATATTTAGAGAATCTGAAGGCATAGGAACAATACAGGATATTGTTGCCCGATTAGATGATATGCCCCCAGCCCGTGCTTCTGTAGTTCGTGATGGTATGGAAACTGCTTATCTAAGATATCTGTCAGAAAAAGTATCAGGTGCGAAAGTACAAAGCGGCGGGGCTACAACATTAAAGGGTGCTAATGTTGATCGAACACTGGAAGAGGCTAACAATATACTTTCGATAGGCAGAGAAATTTACTCTGAACAACCAGAGCGAATGGAAACTTTTGAGATCCTGTTAGATGCAGCCCGTATGATTGATAAATCTAATCAGGCAACTCCTGTTCCGGGGGTATCTGCAACGGCATTTAATAAAGAAGCGGTACAAGCAACTAATCGAATGATTATGACACTTATTGGGCCTCTCAATAGAACTGGTGCAAAAATTCGTTCGATAGCAGGTGCAACATTTGATGCTTTAGATACAACTAACAGGGCGCAGAAAATTTTAGATAATATTTTAGCAGACCCAGAGAGGTTTCTAGAATTAGCTAAAAAATACGATACATACCCAATGGATCCTTTAGTTTATGAAAACTTAATTACAGCAATAACTGCGGGTACAACTAAAGCAGTAAGTGCTGAGAAAGAATATATGTACGATCAAAACAATGTAGATCAGCAAATGATGGATCTTGTTCCTCAGTAAAGAAAAACCCCCAGACCTAAATCTGAGGGTTCAATCTAAAACGAATTGGAACCGACCAAGGTTCAATTCACCTACTGTTATATAAAAATTAAGCCTTGAGGTCAATCGCCTTGAGGTTTTTTTCTTTTATATAGTTTGCACAAATATGGCATCTTCTTTCGGTATATCGAAGAACTTTTCGCCAAAGGCAATCTTCCTGTTAGGCACATCTACTTTAGTCGCATTTAGCACCTTTTTGCGACCTATTACGGCAGCATGGGTAAGGCTATTATTAAAGACCATAAACTGCGTAGGTTTACCTAAGAACTTAGCCTTCCGCACAGGAATATGAATGGTATCATACTTAAATTCTTTGCCATGCCAGACGGTTTTAACCTCAACCTCACAGTAAAACCGCTTACCATTCTTTTCTACTACAAGGTCTACATCATATTCATCATCGTGATCCGTGCAGGTATATCCTTGGCTCTCCCAAAACTCTTTAGCACGATTTCTGGCAGCTTCGTCATACTTGTTGAAGTCTTTCGATTGGAATGCTTTGTACATGTGTATTCCTGTTGTAAAAATATGCTGTATTGAAGCCCCGCTGCCACTCACGATGGTAGTGAGAGCGGAGCCTGTAGTTACATATGAAATCCCCCCTAAAGAAGGCTTCGTAGCCTTCATCAAAGGGTTTATTCATGGCTACTCACACTTCCGTAATCCAGTTGATGGGTCAAAGTAACACGCTCCACCTTCTTCAATGAAATTGTCCTTTTCTGCGGGCTTTTCTTCAACATCGTTTTCTGATGAAGCAGCATTCAAAATTCCAAAACGCTTTCCGCTGGCACGAAAGGTTGTACAACCAGACGAACCGCCTTCATAAGCGTCCATGTAGACTTGTTTAAATTGTTCCCATGTAACATCATCACCTACATTACAGGTTTTGCTGCAGGCACTATCCACATATCGGGAAGCTACGTTTAAAACACGAACATGATCGAATACTGATAGTTGATCTGCCGTTTTACCTTTGACCCCAAATTCTCTGTATCCGTAGTCTTCAACAATCTCTTCTGTTGGCCCATCAAAAGTTTGTATGGTTCGCTTGGTTACATAGCTAAATACAGGTTCAATTCCGCTAGACACATTATCTGCGCTTAGACTGATTGTGCCTGTAGGGGCAACACTAAGAAGGTGGCTGTTACGAATTCCATACTTGGCAATCTTTGTGCGGATCTTGGTAGGCAGGGTCATAGCAAATTCGCTGGTTAGGTAATCCTTCTTAAACAGAGGGAACGCACCTTTCTCCTTTGCCAGTTCGATAGAGGTTTCATAGCAAACGTCACGAATAGTACTCATAATATCCTCAAGTACTCGAATGAATTCATCTGATCCAAAATCAAAGCCCAACGCTTCAATCGCATTTGCAACACCTGTGACGCCTAATCCCATACGGCGTGTATCTTTGGCTTGCTTCTCTTGTTGCGGTAGAGGGTATGTCGCACGATCAACCACATTATCCATTGCCCGTACCACATAAGGAATATCTTCCTTCAACATGTTCATATTGAAGACGTATTTACCATCATGCTCTACGATGTATTTAGTGAGGTTAAATGATCCTAAAAGACAAGCACCGTAAGGCGGTAATGGTTGCTCTCCGCAAGGATTAGTGGCAACAATCTTCTCGCAATAATGCAGGTTATTCTTACGGTTAATTCGATCAATAAACAGGATTCCAGGCTCTGCCCAATCCCAAGTAGAACGTAAAATACTATCCCACAAATTACGGGCATTTACCGTGGAATATGTACGCCCCTCAAACACAAGATCAAAATCACTGTTTGATTTAACGGCATCCATGAACGCATCAGTCACCCCAACAGAAATATTAAATCCTGTTAATTCGGTGCTGTTATTCTTTGCGCTGATGTACTTTTCGATATCGGGGTGATCCACCCTTAACACGCCCATCTGAGCGCCTCTACGGTGACCTGCAGAAGCAATCGTATGGCAGACACTATCAAAGATTTTCATAAAGCTTAGTGGGCCACTAGAACGACTGTCTAGGCTTTTTATAAGCGCCCCGTGAGGACGTAGTGTAGAGAAATCATAACCTATCCCACCGCCAAGCTGCATTGTCTTAGCGGCGTCTTTAGCGGCGTCCATGATACCGTCCATACTATCCTCAATTGTACCGCTTACAAAGCAGTTGTACGGCGTGACAGTGCGAGGAGCGCCCATAGCCGATTGCACTCTACCCGCTGGCAAAAACCGCTGATTATACAGAATAGTGCGGAATTGATTGAAGTGTGTTTCATCATCTTTAAGGGCTTCAGCAACCCTAGTCATGGCTTCTTGGAAGGTTTCTCCTTCACTACGATACTTTTCTGCGTGAATATGTTCACTGATAGTAAGTGTAGGCCCGTATGAATTCTTTAGCATTTACTGCTCCCTTTTTTCTTGATCGATCATTTTGTTAACGTCAACAAATTGATCAGCAGGTACTGTTTTTGGTTTTAAATATGAGGAACAGCCTTTTGACTGATCCGATGTTAAGATGGGTAAACCCGCATCTTTGGCGTCTTTCAGAACACCTTGATCGTAATAAAGATGGCAGATCATGTTTGTGCAGTCGCACTCACAAAATGTCTGATCTCTGTACGACTTCACCTGTGATCACCGCTGCCAGAGATAACCCCACGGGCCATGCGGCTGTTGAGTTTATCCAGATTGCGCTGGGCAATAGTTTCCATACCGATATCTAGATCGGTGCAGAGGGCAGCAATGTACCAAAGCACGTCACCGATTTCTTCGGCAATTTTCTCCCGCTGAACAGGGTCAAAGCTACCGTTGTTATCACGCAGGACTTTTTTTACTTTACCTGCAACCTCTCCCGCCTCACTTACAAGCCCAAGTGCGGGGTATACCACTATCTCACAGTCAGGATAGATTGCGGTTTTAGAGGCCTGTGTTTGATAATCTTGCATATTCATAGATGCTCTCCCCGCTTATGCATTTCGATTAAATCTTCGATGAAAAACTTCATCTTATTGAGGTCATAGAGCGTGTCCGTGCCCTGTTTCTCGCCCAGCCTGTAGCAAGCCTTAAAGATGTCTCCACGGCTCTTAGACATTGCCTTGTGGCTAATCAGATGGCGTAGTTCAGTGGCATGTTGAGGGATCTGGTAATAAGAAGTAGAAAGCCCATCTGATGCCACTTTTTTCCGATCATGGGTAATGTCGAAAGTGGGGTTTGGATCTTCGTTAAGATCATACCAGGTATCATCCATACCCATCAGTTTGGCCTCTGCTTGCCGTTGATAGGGATGATTTTTGCGTCTTGAAGCTTCTCTACCAGTTCTTCGTCAGGCTCAAATTCCAGATCGTTTTCTTCATACTTATCCAATATTGCGTGGACGTTACCTATAGAAGCGAAGAAGTTACCCCCCGCATAAGCGCTAAACTCTAATCCTTTAAGTAGCAGAGCCAGAAATGTATTTTGCTCTTCTGTCTGTTCATTTGTAAGGTTAGCATACGCATCAACAACAGGTAGACCTTCATCATCCAGAGATATAACCAAAGAGACTGAATTTTTGGGAAGGTATTTAGAATTCATTTTTTATTCCTTTTAGCCAATTTGAAAAAGTGATCTGCATCCACAACCGCCAATGGCTTCTTCTGGTCAGCCTTAATTATGGCTAGTGGAGTAGCGCCCTTGGGGCAGTTGCTGATGGCCTGTTCCATCACTTTATAAATCGCATTACTTTTATTGTTTTTGCATTCCACTGAGTATGGAAAGCAGCGTCTTGCGGCGGGTGAGAACAACAGGTCTTCTCCAGATGCCCCCATGCTTGTAGAGCGGATGTCTCCGTCTTCTAACTTAGGGAAAGTGGAGTAGAGCCTGTCTCTCACCCATTGCTGCAGGCGGCGACCTTTTGCTTTCGCAGACTGCGGGGTTATTGCCATTTAAAGTTCCATGCCCTCATACTGGACATACCAGTTTTTCTTAGGCTCTTTGGCCTTTGACATAGGTTGTGGAAGTAGCTTGGCTTTGGGCCAGCATGACTTTTTAAAGTCGCACCAGTTACAAGATGCAGGAAGCTTTTTAGAACCTGTGTACTTCTTATTGAAAAAATCATCGACAGGCTCAAAACCCCTATCAAACGACCAATCATCTTTAAGAGCAGTGGCCTTCATCTGCATATCCTGCAGAACTGTATCCTTTTCATCTTTAGAAAAAGCAGCATCCATCACCAGAACCTGTCCAGTGCTTTTGCATACTACAATCCAGCCGCCTGCTTTCTTACTTTTGGCTTCTGAATAACCAACTAGCTGACCAACATAACCAAAGTCATCATTAGCTTTTAAGGCAGGTAACCCCATCTTCCACTTGCGTTCAAAGGCAAAGGGAGAACAGGACTTGATATCATAGACTTTGTTATCAATCTCAACATCATCTTCGCCTTTAACGGTTGTACCTTCTAACTCCAGTACCACCTTATCTTTACTGCCCGTGATGTTGGCTTTGGCGATTTTAAGGATCACGTCCATTATGCATTCAACAGCGTCACCGTGCAGCATCCGCATAATGAAGTTATAGTCTTTGCGTTCCTTCTTAGCGCCGCTTTTAGCCATCTGTAGCTGGCACAAGGGCTTACCAATGTTGGACATGCGAAGACGAAAGTCTTCATCCTCACGCTTGGCAAACTGTCGGCGTAAGGCATCTTTGAATGCCTCACCCGCTTCTTCTATCCAGCTATCATCAATATCCAGCGTATCGCCTTCGTTGTTAGATAGCTGGTCTAAGACCTTGTGTATGTCAGCTTGCAGGCTCATGCTACGTCTTCAAAATCATCGTCAAGACTTTCGCCCAAAGCTTTGATGGCCTTGGTATCGAGGCTGCCCTGCTTCATCTTCGCAAAATGTTCTTTATCGATGTATTTGTTTTCGTCACGAATGGTTTGTGCAAAAACCTTCATTGTTTCAAAAGCATCACGATCAAGCGCAAGCTTGTTGTTAAGAAGCGGCTTCCAGTGGATCTTAAAGAATACTGTTTCACCAACCTTCATGCGCTCAGTAGACATTTCAGATTGGTAATCGTGAAGACGTGCGCCTTTTGGCAGAACATTCATATATTCATTAAAAAACCCGCCGTAATTCGTGCTGCCTTTACCAAAGTAAATAGCTGGTTGGTTTTCAATTTTAACAGGCGAACCGTCTAAGGTATGACCGTCCATCGTAACCAATCCACGAACCACACGCCGTTGGCAGTCTTTGTATTTCTGGCGTAATTCTTTATCTTCGGCACGAACTTCCCACTCAGGCATTCCACACGCTATACCGCCAGCCGTATCACGGGCTTCATCCCGCAAATTATTACAGACCAGTGATTTTGTAAGCTTATCGTCTTCCCACAAATAATACTGAATGTGGGCCATAAGAGGCCTGAATAAAGGCTTCTTTGCGTAGACAATCCCTTCGGGCATATGGAGCCGAAACTCACCACGGGGCATTACGTTTCCATCATCATCATCTGGTGAATGCTGGTGATCAAATTTTGGTACACGAACTAGACCGTCACCAGAATCCCCGCTCCTTGCGGAGCCTAAAATATCGGAGAATTGTTCTAACTCGTAGCCATCAACTGTTGTTATATCGTTCATCTAGGAACCTTTCTTTATTGGAACTTATATTGTGGCATAACTAAGTGGCACAAGTCAATCATATTCGACTTGATCCAGCCAATTTTTGCCGCCTGATATTTCAATTTCTAAGGGCAGGGCGAAGGTGTAATTCCAACGCTGTTCAGCCTCTTTGATTACGTCCACCATAGCCCATGTCAGGGCTTCTTTAACTTTCTCAAGTTCGCCGGGATAGACATCTGAGACAATTGAGTCGTGGACGGTGAGTATCAGTTTAGAACGTAGGTTAAGTTCTCTGAACTTGCGAAGCGCACGAACACAGGACAGTAGCATCAAATCTGCCGCAGAGGATTGCACAGGGTAATTTACGATCTGTGTGTAGTGGCTGGTGCGGCCCCCACGCTTACGAACTACGTTAGGCCAAAAGAACTGTCTTCCCGATGGAATCTGAACAATACCGTTCTTTAGAACTCCGTCTGCAAGCCTACGGTGATACGCACCCAGACCTTCATAAATCTCAAAAAAAGTTGAAAAATATGATCGGACGTGATCTGCCTCTCCAGCGCCTAATCCCCCATAAATCGGCGCAAAACTGAATTTCTTCGACGCCTGGCGGCGGTCTTTTGTCACTTCATCTTCACTGCACTGGTAGATGATAGATGCAGTCTGTTTGTGTAGATCCTTGCCTGTCTTAACATCAGATATGATCTGGGGGTCACGGGATAATTCCCCAGCCAAAACGAATTCAACAGAACTGAAATCACTTTCAACGATGATTCCGTTTTCAAATCTACTAACGACAGCCTTACGCACAGGAAACCCACGCTTTGGGGCGTTCTGCATATTTGGCGAAGTACTAGATAGTCGGCCTGTTGCCGTGACATGCTGGGTAAAATTAGTATGCAGAATACCATCTGCCCGTGTCCAATTTTCAAACCCCTTAACGAAAGAATCTAAATACACACTGACTGCGTTAAGCCTACTGCTCTTAGTCAGGAACTCAACGGCGGTATCATTGCCCTTGGCCTCTGCCTGCGAGATTAAACGCTGTATGGTAACCTTGTCGGTCTTAAATCCATTGATAGAAGCATCAGAAGGCATGGTAGGGTTAAGACGTAAGCCTGCTACCTTACCATTAGGCTGATAGAATGCACCAACACCCGCACAGGAAGGGCATTTAGACAGATTCTTGTAGGCTTCGCCTTGAACACGATACTTCTTACCGTTCTTTTGACGGGTCTTCTGTTTATACTTCTGTATATACGCCCTACCATCACAGGCATCACAACAAATAGCATTGGTTTTATATACAACCCGTGTAGTAGCCCGCACCGCAGCGTTAAACTGTGATCTGTTCATTCTAGGCGGGAATAGAGGCTTGTTGTTGCTATCTGTGCCTATATTCCAGACCTGTTGATGATCATCACGATCAATAACCTCACGGCTGTAGACAACCCGTGTCATATCCTGACCGCTATTGAGATTTATGACGGTATCGCCCATCACTTGCTCAACAATTTCTTCTAGGCGCTTGGTTAATTCAGCTTGTTCTGCAAGAAACTCTTCTTTGATCCCTGCAAGTATATCCAGATCGACTTTAATGCCGTTGCCTTCTATCTCTACAAGAAACAGAAGCATTTCGTTTGTAAGCTTAATCGTTTCACTTAACGATTGGTTGCTTTCATGGGCTAGGTCATTCTGTTGGGCCAGATATATTTCAGCGCAGGAGATAACATCAGCTTCTGCATATTCTAGAACAGTATCCAGTGGCATTGCTTCAAAGCCCGTACCACTCTTAAAAAGTTCATCTACCAGATCGGATTTCTTGCGGGTTACATCCCTGCGTTCCGCTGTAGCTTTAAGCGATAATTCCTGCCTCTGGCCCTTTGCCAGTACATATTCGCAAAGCATTGTGCAGAATACGGTTTCTGGTATGTCGAAGCCCATTGCAATAAGCCAAGCAACATCAAACTTGGCGTTGTGTGCTACTAGCACGTCAGCCTGTTCTAACGAATGTTCTAACGCTTTTCGGCTATCAGGGATTTCTATTTCATTATGATGGAAGACAAGGTTAGTCACCTCATCTACCGTATCCCAACCAAGAAAACCAAAGTGCGCTGAGACACACTTATTTTGTGGATTGAAAGGACTATTATCAATCTTGCCATCAATTTTATTAACGGTGGTTTCTAAGTCGAGTACTAAGACTCTCATACTTTGAAGCCTGCCAGCTTTGCGGCAATCTTGGTTTGATTGAGAATAAAGGCGTTGATCAAATCAAACTGTTCATCCAAAAGATCCTTAATCTCAGGGGATGAGGTTTTCTTATACTCAGCTTTATTCTTCTCAAGAAGTTCGTAGAATTCTTTTAAATCATCTTCACTCAACATAGCGGCTCACCTCTGGTAGAATTACGCATTGAACGCAGCCGTGATACCCGCTGAGTTTGTTCTTACTGATGTTTAGAAAACGATCATGGTTAGGTGAGTTATCGTCACCATCACCATTATGCTTACCAATACCTATGATAAGATCTGCCTCTGCGGCCTTACCTGTCTTTGAGCCTTCAAGCATAGAGAAGTCGATACGGGTACGGCCCTCTGCATCTGCAGAAGCTTGGCTTACACCTAGCAGGGCAGCATCATGTCTCTTAGCTAGTTCCCGTAGTGACCTATAAAGTTCACGAATACGCTCATGGCTGGCGTTATAGTTACCAGCAATATTAATCTTGTCTGCTTGGTCTACAACTATAATATCAGGCTTAATCTTCTCGCAATAAGAGTTGATCGTATCTAGATCCCACTCCTGAACATCTTTCATTATCAGGCGGTCTTTGATCGACAGGTATTTACTCATAGCCAGATCAGGATTGTCGGCTATCTGCTCACGGGTCATACCTGAACAGGCTTGTATTGCCCTCAGTTTAGTACGGGTAGTTTTCTCTTCGTTGCCTAAGTAGAGAACCTTTGCACCTTGTTGGCAAAAGCCGCCAGGGCCTGCAACTATGCTGATAACAAAAGCTGACTTACCTGTTTCAGGACGGGCAAATACTATCCCAAACTCCGATGGCCCAATGCCATAGACGTTACGGGCAAGCGTTTCTATGTTAAACTTCCAGCGGTTTTCATCTGAGGTTTCCGCTAGTAGTTCATAAATATCGTCAGTAGTTGGTTCACCAAAGTTGTCAGGCATGTAGCTGTCTTTGGTGCGCTCAAGTAATGACTGCAGGCGTGTCATAGCTGACAGGTCACCCTCAGACATATTAAGACCAAGATTGGCAATATCTCTGCCTATCTCACGCCGCCAGAGGTTTTCAATTATGTCAGTAGCTATGTCAGGGGTGATAGGATCTGCATACTTGAGTTCATCAATCGTATCACGAAAATCACCAATCTCTGAAGTAGTGGCGACAGGGTTTTCAGATAACCAGATTCCGTAGAGGTCATCTGGAGTTATATCCGTATCGTACTTGCTATGGGTTTCGCCTAGAAGATTGTATAGGCTTCCCGTTTCATCTGAAAATATTGATCTTCTCAGCCGGGGTTTTGTGCTGTTGTAACAGTCTTTAGTTAATAATGTTTTTAATAATTGTATTTCCATTCTGCTCTCCCTTGCTCTGTGGCATAGTTAAGGGCAGAGTAATAGCAGAAAATGGACATAAAAAAAGCCCCAATCTTTCGATCAGGGCATCTTTCTTTTAAAACTGTTCTAAAACAGGATGTTAGCTGTTCCTAAACTTCATGGACTTGATGTCGGGGGTTTGATCACCTCTGCGCTCTTTCATATCCACTTGGTGAAATACAACACGCTTGTTGCCTTTCACGATAGAAGCAATTGCTTCTTGAAGTTTCTGTTGCTCTTCTGCAGCCTCTAGGAAACCACCCTCAATATCGTAGTCTATTACTACAATCCCTCTAGCTTTCATTATACCATTCCCTTCACTTTAACGTCTGTACTGGCGACATAGACGAATAGTTGTTTACGCAGCCGATTGCCTGCGCCTCTATTTTAAATTTTCAATATGTTCAAGAAAAAGCTGGAGGTGCTGTTGGAGGAAATTTCCATTTCAAATATCTGCAAGCTGTTTTAAAAATTATTGCAGGTAACACTTTTCTATTAATCCGTAGATGTTTATTTTCCATATTTAATAACCTCGCTTATCTTGTCGGGTGATAGATACTTTAAATCTACCAGAGTCAATCGTACCTGGGAGTTATACCCAAGTACACCTAACAGAGACACTGCCTTAGTACTTGCGTCATTGTCAAGAACTAATGTTACTTTTTTATAATTACTAATGGCTCTTTTAATGCTTTTAGTAATGTTCGTACCTAATAGCGCAACACCAGTAAGACCTGTTACGTTTGATACCGCACATGCAGAAGCTACATCTTCGACCAGGATTGCATGATCACCGTTACCTACATGTATTCCTTTAGATAGTTCACCGTAACTCCACCACTTAGAACGTACAGGCCTCATAGAACGTCCTACAGCGCCTGTACTGTCTTTGTTATAGAAAAGTACCCTACTTTCTTTAGGGGCATAGCGAATCTTTATATCGCCTCTAAGGAATGCATCATAACTGTTAACCTTTTTAAGGTAAGATAAAGCTGTATCACTGTTTGATACATTCGTTGTGATTGTTGGAATAGGTTTAGGTTCGGGCTTATGTCTCTTGATAGCAGAACCAGATAGTCTAGCCTTTACCGCATCAAGATTACGCTCACCTGAATGTGCGCCTTTAACATTGCAGGATGCTCTATAACAATTCCAGACAAGCTTACCATCAAACTTATCTAGCGTGAATTTGTTCTTACCACCACAGAAAGGACAGTCGGTTGTTAGCCGACTGCCTTCTTTGATTGATAAGGTTTTAACCCATTCTATCTGCTCACGATAACTAGACATCGAAGTGATCCCCACATTCTCTGCATAGTCTTGTGAATTTTAAGGATGGGCCTAGTTCCCTTAGAAATTTTGGGGATTTTGGCCCCTTGCATGTATACATTAATACAGTTGCAGGCTGAGAGATAAGTACTGGTATTGTGCAGTATTCACATAGAAAGGTA